GAAAGCAAGCTGGAGATCGGCCCGAACACCTACTTCGCGCTCCGCGACCCGACGGCGCGCATGTACTACGTCGAGCACACTGGCGCGGCCATTGGCGCCGGCCGGCAGAACCTGGAGGACCTGAAGACCGAGATGGCCATGATGGGCCTCCAGCTCCTCATGCCGCAGACGGGCAACATCACGGCAACCGCCAAGGCACTCGACGCGGCCGAAGCGAACTGCGGACTGCAGTCCATGGTGATCAGCTTCGCCAGCGCGTTCAACCTCGCAGTGGAGTACATGGGTGATTGGCTGGACATTGAAGAGGACCTGCCGTCCATCAGCATCAACGTGGACTTTGGCCTGAGTGTGAATGATGCCAGCGACATCGGCGTGCTGGCGCAGGCCCGCGCGAACCGCGAGATCAGCCACCAGGCGTTCATGACCGAGCTCCTGCGGCGCAAGATCCTGCACCCGGACTTCAGCATCGAAGACGACGCCGAGCAGTTGAAGGAGGAAGCCTCTGAGCTCGGTGAGAACGGTGGGGGCAACGGTCTGCCACCCAAGAAGCGCACCGGCGGCAAGCCCGTCAAGGGTGGTAGCGGTGGCACCGACACCCAGAGCGAGGAGGCAAGCCTGAAGGAAGACTTGCCCATGGCGGATCAGTACCCGGCGACTACCATCAACGGCTAAGGAGCCAATCATGGACAAGTATTGCGCCCCCGGCGGTCGTACGTTCAAGCCTCAGCCGCCTGTGAAGCCGGTTGAGGACAAGCGTGTGATCAAAGCGGCCGTCAAGGTCCTGACCATGCGCATGGCCTCGTCCAAGCCGAAGACGCTGAAGAAGTTCAAGCTAAAGATCGGTGCCGCGGCGGGCAAGAAGCCCGCGAAGGGCACCAAGGTCACAACCATTGACGCAAGCGGCTGACATAACAAATAACCCGCGGCCCGCGTGACGCGTGCTGCACAATCGGGGCGAGACGCCCCACCAGGAGTCGTAAATGATCACAGTGTTCCTCATCCTCGGCATCCTCATTCTGATGGCGCTGTTCGGGTTCGAGTTCCCGAAGGTCGTCGAGAAGATCGAGGACGTGCCGGACAAGTACCGGCCGCACTACGCCAAGGGCACCGACGGCAAGTTCACCCTCGATGAAGAGCTCGCCACCCGCGTCGACAACAGTGGCCTCGTCAGCGCGCTCGACAAGGAGCGCAAGGCGAAGAAGGACTTCGAGAAGCGCGAAGCTGCGTGGAAGAAGCTGGGCCTCGGCGATAGCCCTGAGGACGCGCTGAAGGCGCTTCAGGAGGCGATGGGCGGCAGCGGTGATGACGATGGTGAGGAAGACGACGGTGATGGCGATGCCAGCCCGAAGGACAAGAGCAAGCGCCGGCTGGCCAAGATGAAGACGGACCACCAGGCAGCTATCGAGGCCCTGAAGAAGGAAAGCGATGGAAAGCTGCAAACGATGCAGTCCGTGCTCCGGAAGCACCTGATCGAAGGGGAGGCCGTGAAGGCGGTTGCCGCCGCGGGCGGGGAGCCGGACCTGCTGCTGCCCCACGTCCGGGAGAAGTGCTTGCTTGTCGAGGAGGACGGGCACTATGTGGTCAGGGTCGTTGATGCAGAGGGAGATCCTCGCACCAACGCCCGGGGCGAGTTCATGACGGTGGCGGACTTGGTGGAGGAGCTCCGCAAGTCCCCGGTCTTCGGCCGCGCATTCGCGGCAGACCAGAAGTCGGGCAGCGGGACGCGCTCGACGACTGGCAATGGTGGCGGCGGGAGCGGGAAGCCCCTCACCAGCATCGAGAAGATCAGCCGCGGGCTCGCTAAGCAACGCCGCTAGTCGTCCCGGTCCTTCCTGTCCAATAACCTCCCTCGTTGGCGCATAACAGCGCCCCACTGGAGTTCCCTGTATGTCGTCAGTCACCCTGGTCGAGTCGGCCAAGCTGGCTCTCAACGAGCTCGCCGCCGGCGTGATTGAGAATATCATCACCATCAACCGCATGTTCGAGGTCCTGCCGTTCGATGACATCGACGGCAACGCCCTCGCGTACAACCGCGAGAACGTGCTCGGCGACGTCGACGTCTACACCGTCGGCGACACCATTGCGGCCAAGAACCCGGCCTCGTTCACCAACGTGACGAGCTCGCTGACCAGCATCATCGGCGACGCCGAGGTCAACGGCCTGATCCAGGCGACGCGCTCGGGCGATGGCAACGACCAGAAGGCGATCCAGATCGCCAGCAAGGCCAAGTCGGCGGGCCGCAAGTTCCAGGACATGCTGGTCAACGGCACTGGCTCGAGCAACCAGTTCGCCGGCCTGCTGTCGCTCGTCGATCCGGGTCAGCAGCTTTACTGCGACACCAACGGCGACGTCATCGGCACGACCACCAACGGCGGCCCGATCGGCTTCAAGGCGCTCGACGCTCTGATCGACCTGGTGGTCGACAAGGACGGGCAGGTCGACTACATCGCCATGAACGCGCGGACGATCCGCTCGTACCTGGCGCTGCTGCGCGCGCTCGGTGGCGCGCACGTGACCGAGGTCGTGACCCTGCCGTCGGGCGCGCAGGTGCCCAGCTACCGGCAGATCCCTATCTTCCGCAACGACTGGATCCCCCTGACCCAGACCCGTGGCGGCACGAACACCTGCACGTCGGTGATCGCCGGCACCTTCGACGACGGCTCGCGCCGCTACGGCATCTCGGGCCTCACGGCCAAGAATGCCGCGGGGCTCAGCATCGAAGAGGTTGGCGTGCACCAGTCGCGTGATGAGACGATCACCCGCGTGAAGTGGTACTGCGGCCTCGCGAACTACAACGCGAAGGGCCTGGCGGTCCTCTCGGGCGTCACGAACTGACCCTGAGCTCTGAGACCCCCGGCGTGTGCTGACCTCCTGGCAGCACGCGTCGGGGGTCTCAGGCTCTTGGCCAGCACCCCACCACCAAAGTACGCAAGGAACCTCTCGTGCCCTACTTCCTGGTCCAGATCCCGGACAACGCGGTAGTCCCGCGTCAGAACGGGGCGGACACTCAGGTCGTCTACGCGCTCAGCGCCGCTGATGCGCAGGCGATCGCCGCTGCCACCTACCCGGCTGCTGCCGGCGCGTGGGCTGGCGCTACCGTCACTGAACTCGAGCCCCCGACCGACATGGCGGGCGTAACGCTCGGCATCGTCGTAAACAATCTCCAGTACAGCTACACTGGCGTCGCGAACGACACGCTCGCGCTGCTGGCGGCTGGCCTGGCCGCGAAGATGGCGCTGGACACCACAACCTTCCCGTCGGGCGTCACCTCGTCGGGCAACGTGCTGACCATCGCCTCGGGGAACAACCTCGGCGCGGCCACCATCACCGCCACGCTGACCGTCGGCGGCAAGCCGTACGCTGTGGCCATGGCGACGCTGGCCATCAATGGCACCGGCGCCCCGGGAACGGCACGCACGCTGACGCTTGGTGGTGGCACGCTGGCCGGCACGCGCCTGCGCATCACGGTGGCGGATCCGTCCACCCCGATCGACATGTCCATCTACTTCAACGATGGTGAGTCGATCGATACCGCGGCTGCGCGCCTGGTGGCGCTGCTGAACACCAGCAGCATCGTCACGCACGCGACCTATACCGCGGGCAGCAACACCATCACCATCCCGGGCGCGACCGATGCCCAGGGTGCGAAGGTGATCACCTGCACCATGACCAAGGACGACCAGCCGGTCACGACCGCGCCGGTGGTGAACGCTGCTGGCCTGTCCAGCATCGACCGCACCATCGTGCTCACCGCCGATGCGAGCCTGCCGGTGCCGTTCCCGCCGAAGTCGTTCGGTCTCTTCCAGAAGCGTCCGTAGACCACCCACCCGCTATTCACCAGGAGGATAGCACATGACGATCATGAACAAGCCGCGCGCCGGAACCCCGATCGAGTTCGTGCTCACGCAAGGAGCCACGGGCCGGTCGGGGGTCCACTTCGGCGTCCGGTTCATCGGTGGCTTCGGCCACCTGGACCCGAGCACCATCCGCGACAACAACACGGAGAACGTGGTGCGCGCGCTGGGTGCGTACCACGCGGCGCTCCCGGTGCACGAGGTCGAGGCGATGAGCGAGGACGAGCAGCGTGAGCTCCTCCAGGGCAAGACGCTGGCCGAGGTCCGCGCGCGTAGCCACGGCGCGCGGGCTGCCCGCGAGGAGCTCCCGCAGCGTCTGGCCGCGCAGGACCCGGACGTGGAAGTGGACGGTGTGCCGCCCCCGCCCAAGCCGTCGGTCGGCAAGGGCAACATGAGCGACCCCAAGGGCAAGCCGCCCGGGAAGTAACCCATGGCGACGATCCATACCGTCCAGCGTGATCTGCTGATCACTGCCTGGTCGGACCCCCAGGTCGCCGCGGCTGCCCAGGTCTCTAATCCGACCTGGGCAGCGCGCGTATTGGTGGGTGACCGTGATGGCTACATCCATCAGCTCCATCGCGGGCGCTTGCCTGCTGTGGAGCTGATCATGGGTGGTGAGACATGGAAGCAACTCGGCGACGTGGACATGGGTACGGTCAAGACACCGTGGCTCATTCGCATCCATGTCGGTGGCTTTGACCAGGCAGCCGCTGAGGTCCTGGCACGCGCCATCCTCTACGCTGGCCTGATCAAGACACGCGCTCAGAACTACTTCAAGATCGGCGATGATGTGGTGAGCAAGTTCCAGGGTAGCCCGCTGGGCCACATGCTGGAAGCGAACATCACCGTAGAGAACGCCATGGGGCGCGACACCTACGAGACCACGCCGGACACGGTCAACACGCCCCCTACAAGCAGTGCAGACGTGGGCGGAATCAGCACCCTGGTCAACTACAACGATGTGTCACCCAAGGCTGTCCTGACCATCCCGGCAGGCCAAGCCATCAACGGCGTCCAGATCGCTGTGCTGACGCCATTCAACGGTGCCAGCCCCAGCGTGACCATCGGCGTGAACGGCAATCAGTCCAAGTACATGGCCGCGGCTGACAGCGACGTCACAATGGGCGGCGCCAGCTTCGAGGCGGATGCGGATGACGTTGGCCCGCTGACGGTCAACGTCTACATCACGCCTGGTGCCGGGTGCACGCAAGGCCAGATCGAAGTACAGATCTCTACGACGAACGCCTAAGGAGGCACCGTGGCTCAGTTCGCGCGTTACATGGCCGACCTTGCTGGCACGCGCCAGAGCACGTTCAAGGTCGGCGCACGGTTCGCCGTGCTGGACAGCCGTCAGATCATCGCGGGCGCTGGCCTGGCCGGTGGTGGCGACTTCTCTGCCGACCGCACGCTGGCCTTGGCGGCGTCGGGCGTGGCGGCGTCTACGTACGGTGACGCGTCGCACGTGCCGGTGCTGACGGTAGATCAATACGGCCGCGTCACGGCTGCGTCGGTGGCTGCCATCACGCCCGCGGGCATTGGCGCCGCGGCCATCAGCCACACGCAAGCATGGAGCACCATCACCAGCACGCCGACCACGCTGGCCGGCTACGGCATCACCGACGCTGTCAGCAGCGCTGACGGGCGTCTGACCAACGCGCG